CAACGCCTGGTTGAAACTGGTGGAGAACGACAACAGGATTCACGGCAGTGTGATTACTGTGGGTTGTGCCACCGCTCGCTGCGCCCACGTCAACCCCAATATGGCCCAGGTTCCTGCTGTCAGGTCAGTCCTGGGACCGGAGTGCCGAGCTCTGTTTGGACCTGGCTACCTTGGGGAAGGTAGAAGCACCAAGCAGGTTGGCGTGGACCTCAGCGGCATCGAGGCGAGATGCTTGGCCCACTACTTGTGGCCCTTTGACGATGGCAAGTTTGCCGATGAAGTATTGAACGGTGATATCCACACAGCCAATCAGAAGGCTGCTGGACTGGCTACCAGAGATCAAGCCAAGACATTCTTCTATGCCCTAATGTACGGCGCTGGAGCCGAGAAGTTAGGACTCATTACAGGGCAAGACGGGGCGAAGCTGAAGAGAAAGTATTTCCGCAATATGCCAGCGCTTGCTGAGCTGACGAAGCGGGTCACAGAGAAAGCAGATTCTGAAGGATTTATTAAAGCTTTAGACGGTAGACAGATAAAGATCCGGTCCTCACATAGCGCTTTAAACTTCCTACTCCAGAGCGCTGGAGCCATAATTAGCAAGCTCTGGTACAACATCTGCTACGACCAACTGGTGGAGGCAGGGTTTACCTACGACAAAGACTTTGCTTTTCTTGTCCACTGCCAAGATGAAATCCAATTCTCAGTCGCAGCTGAACGAGCAGAGGAGCTCGGAGGAATCGCTGTCAGATCTGCTGCCTTGGCAGGAGAAGCACTTGGAGTCCGTATTGAAATCGGTGCGGAATACAAGGTCGGATCTAACTGGGCAGAGTGTCACTAAGACCTGCAAGATCTGTAAGCAAACCAAGCCGGTAGAGCTGTTCGGTCGGAACGGTACTTGGCGACGGCCTGAGTGTCTCTCCTGTGCCTGTCGTCATATGAACCATTACAACAAGCTGCGACGCAAGCAGCAGACTCCTGAGCTAGGTACACCCTGCGAGTGCTGTGGTCTTACCGAGCAGAAGCTGCACTGGGATCATTGCCACGACAGTCACGAGCATAGAGGTTGGCTTTGTAACAATTGCAACACAGGCATCGGAAAGCTTGGTGACAATCTTGAAGGCGTCCTAAAAGCAGTGGACTACCTAGCCAAGGTTAATAAGCTAGGGACCCATCAAGGAGGTGCTGATGACGTGGCTACTGCTTGACGCAGATATGCTGCTGTATCAAACAGTGGCCGCTTGCGAAGTTGAAATCGAATGGTGTCCTGACATCATTACGACTCACCTACCAGTCAAAGAAGCCCAGTTAATGTTCAATGAGCTTTTGGATATCAAGCGCAGCCAAGCACAATCAGATCGATTCACGCTTTGTTGGACTGCTGATCAAAACTTCCGAAAGGACATTGAACCGTCCTACAAAGGAAACCGTGCTGGAAACCATCGTCGGAAACCAGTTGGGTACTTGGCAATTCGACGGTGGGCTGAGCAACAGTTTCCTTCTGAGTGCTGGCACAGGTTGGAAGCCGACGATGTTCTAGGCATCCTCACCACTCGCCATGAAGATCAAGTCGTTATGTGGTCTGGGGATAAGGATCTAAAACAGATCCCTGGTACCCACCTTGATAACGATGGAAACATCTTTACCATCTCTCAACTTGAAGCTGATGTCTTTTACTATCGTCAGACTCTTACCGGCGATTCCGTTGACGGCTATCCTGGTTGCCCTGGGATTGGCCCGAAGACAGCAGAGAAGCTCATCCCAGCAGAAGACTTCTCAGAAGCCACCGCATGGCGAACTGTAGTTCAGCAGTACGCAAAGAAAGGTTTGAGTGCTGACTACGCCTTGAACCAAGCACGCCTCGCTCGTATCCTTCGTGACACTGAGTACACCTTCAATGAGATTCAACTATGGACACCACCAACGATCCAATACGACCCCACCACTATGCGTTCGACGAGGGGGTAATTGAATGTATTGATTACATCGAGAGTCACTGCTTTGACTTCATTGAAGGCAACATCATCAAGTATGTGACTAGGTACCAACACAAGAACGGTACCGAAGATCTCAAGAAAGCTCGTTGGTATCTTGACCGACTGATCAAACGATCAGAAGAGTGGGACACCAAATGGGCTCAACGCCAAGCAAACCTTTACGATTCGATCCTTGACTCAGATGATGCTGACTTCCAATGCGGAACTAGTACAAGCTTGGATGCAAAAAGCGGACCAACTAATCAGTCCTGATTCTGATGACTACATCGAGGCGCTTGAACAGCAACTCACCTATGTCGAGGAGGAGTTCTACGAACTCATGTACGCCTTTCGCAACGAGAAGCGCCCGCAGATCATCAAAGAAGCTTGCGACCTCATTTGGGTCACATATGGCCTTCTCCATCTTCATGGTGTGGACCCTGACGATGCTTTTGGACGAGTTTATCTTTCCAACTGGTCTAAGTTTCCTTTCACCAAAGTCAACGGAAAGGTACAAAAAGGACCTAACTACAAACCCGCCGATCTCTCAGACTTATGAAGGATTACACTGAACTGCTGAAACAGATTCCTGCTCAGTCTTGGCAGTATGTCGAAGCTGAGTACCAGGAAGATGACGAGGGTAACGGATCTATTCAGTTTTACTGGGATACCGATGAACACCCTGAACTTGCTCCACTGAATCAACTTGATGACGATCAGTGGGACGACTTTGTAACTACCTCACTTCAACGCTCACTTGACAATGGAACTTTCGATGCAGACTCTGAACCCAGCGATCGCAATGACGGGGAGAGTGGAGAGCTGGCTGAAGAATCCGACTCGTAGGTACCCGGTCTCCTGTACTGTCTTCGTTGTAGAAGACACAATGGATGAACACCCTGATGGTCTCGAAGGTTCTTGGCAGTTCGCTAGTAAAGCTCTTCGTTACGGTGCAGGCGTTGCTATCCACCTGTCTAAGCTTCGTGCAAAAGGTACCGAGAACAGCCACGGAATGGTTGCTTCAGGTCCTTGTGGGTTCATGGAGATTTACTCCAAATTCAACGAGATTCTCCGCAGAGGGGGAACGTATCGGAACGGTGCAATCGTTGCTCATTGCGACGCAGATCACCCTGACATTCTTGAGTTTGTTAATTACGATCGAGCTCGTATTCCTTGGATCAAGCGCTGTGTCAATGTTGATCCTGACATCATTGATGAACCCAACAAACTGAAAGCAATCATGGACGCTGCCCGTAAGGGTGATGTTTGGATTGTTAAGAAGCAGTACGACGCAAATGGTGAGCGTATCTATTCCAATGTTTGCCAAGAGATCCTGCTTAAGTCTCGGGATACCTGTTTGCTGAGTCACATCAACTTGGGTCTTACCAAGATCGATGAGATCCCTCAAGCTTTTGTTGATGGGATGAAGTTCCTTTGTGATCTTTACACCCGTACAGGTGTAGACGAATCAGGAATCTATACCCGCAAAGATAATCAAGTTGGTCTTGGTGTTCTTGGACTTGCAAACCTGCTGGCTATTGAAGGCGTCAAGTACGAGGAGTTCGTTGGCGCTCTTCGTCGCAAGAACCTTGGTCTAGGGTCTGCTGACAACAAAGCTGGCGAGATCGCTCAGGCGCTCTATACGGGCTTTATGGAGGCCGCTAAGGTGGCTGCTGACTACAAGATGTCACGAGCGTTTACTGTGGCTCCCACAGCGTCTTGTGCGTACCGCTATGTGGATCGTGAAGGGTTTACTACAACCCCTGAGATCTCTCCTCCGATTAGCCGCGAGGTAGATCGTGATAGTGCCACGCTTGGGGTGCAGAGCTACAAGTTCAATCCCAAGTGTGAGACTGCTGAAGAGGTTGGCTGGGACGTGTTTTTTGAGCTGAACAGTGAGTGGCAAAAGCTCATGGACAGCACTGGAATGGCTCACGCAATTTCTATGAATTGGTGGTCCGATATGACAACAATGGACCGTCAATTTATGGCACGATGGTTGAACTCCCCTCTGAAGAGTTTGTATTACTCTCTTCAGGTAATGTCAGATACACAAGATAAAACTGACGCCTACGCAGCTATTAGCGATGTAGATGTCGAGGCTTATCTTGCCGGGATTCTTGATGGGGATTCAGAACCTCAATGCGATTGCGCCGAATGAACCCG